GGCTCAATCGAACGCATGTTCCAGATCACAGGCCAACTCGCCGGTATCGACCCAGCCGCGACTGACAACCTCGACTTCGACATGGCACTCGATATCTACTCCTCGCTCTTGAATAACAGCCCACGCATCATCCGCTCTCCAGCTCAACTAACCGCCATCCGCCAGGCCCGGCAACAGCAACAGCAAGCTCAAGCCCAAGCGCAACAGATGGAAGCAATGTCCAAAGCTGGCGCGAATGCCTCTCAAATTGACGTAGGTGGCGGGCAAAACCTCGTCCAGAAAATGATGGCGGGGGGATGAAGTGACCTACGACGGCTCCAATCGCAAACACATACGTCAAGCCGAGAAGGCTTCCGCTATCGCTCAGAACGAGCGTCGACTCTACATCTCCTCTATCATGTCCACTCTCTCCGGCCGCGCCTGGATGCATGACCTACTTGCTCGTTGTCACATCGGCCACACCGCCTTCGTCGCTGGCCACCCTGACGTAACAGACTTCCAACTTGGTGAACAGAACGTAGGCCTCCAACTCTGGGCCGATGCAATCAACGTAGCCCCTCATGAATATGCCCTAATGATGGCTGAGGCCAATCAGAAAGAAGTAACAAATGACCGACGTTACAGTGACGACCGAGTCCCCGCCGCAGGGCAACCAGCCGGAGGCGCGTCAGCCGGACGGGACGTTGAAGGATCAGAGCCTACCTCCGAATACGACCCCTACGCCTTTGGAGAAGACTCCATCCACTGACGGCAAGTCCTTTATAAATGACAAGCCCCCTGAAGCTCCGGTAAAGGAAGAGCCCAAGCTTGACGCTGATGGCAAACCCATCGTTGAGGCTAAGAAAGAGGATGTTCCAAAGGAAGGGGCCCCAGAGAAATACGCCGACTTCAAAGTCCCGGATGGATTTAAATTCGATCCTGAGGCCCTGACCGAAGCCCAAGCCACCTTCAAAGAACTCGGCCTCACCCAAGACCAAGCCCAGAAGCTGGTTGATACTTACTCCAAGGTCGGTCGCGAAGCCGCAGAAGCTCCATACAAGGCTTGGGCCGACACCCAAAAGGAATGGCTTTCAGACATCGCCGACCGTTTCGGTTCCAAGTCCGAAGCCGTGCGCACCGATATCTCAAAAGCGATCGACTCAGCCTTGCCACCTTCCCTTGCCCGCGCCTTTCGCGGGGCCTTAGACCTAACCGGAGCCGGCTCCAACCCAGACGTTGTGGAAGCCCTCTCGATCATGTTCAAACCCTTCGTTGAAGGCGGCTCGCTGCGCCCAGGTGGGATCTCGCCTGAGGCGAACAAATCTCCCGGCTCGCCATCACGCCAATCAATCGCAGAATCTATGTATCCGAATCTCGTCGGAAATCGATCCTGAAGACCCGCCCCAGAGGGGACGAACTGCAAAGCACAGAGGGTACCAAAGGCAGACTAAACGTCACAGTTTAACCCCTTATCGGAGCCTGAAAAATGGCAACAATCGGTTCTACCGCCCTTACCTACGCGGATTGGGCAAAGCGAATGGACGACGGCTATAAGGTCGCATCCATCATCGAACTCTTAAGCCAAACAAACGAGATCCTCGACGACATGATGGTCGTCGAAGGCAACCTTCCGACCGGGCACAAAACCACAGTCCGCACTGGTATCCCTCAAGCCACATGGCGCCTCCTCAACAGTGGTGTCCCCAACGCCAAATCCACCACCGCTCAGATCGTCGACACCTGTGGCAACCTCGAAACCTACTCCGTCATCGACAAGGATATCGCCGACCTTAACGGCAATACTCCAGAGTTCCGCCTATCTGAGAGTCGTGCATTCTTGGAGGGGATGTCCCAGCAAGTTGCCCAGACCATCATCTACGGCAACCAATTGGTAAACCCCGAACGCTTCACTGGCTTCGCTCCACGCTACTCCACCAAAACCGTCGCGAACTCCCAAACCGCCAACAACGTCCTCGACGGCGGCGGAACCTCCAACACCAACACCTCAATCTGGGTGATGACTTGGGGCGTAGACACCAACCACGCCATCTTCCCGAAGGGCAAACTGACCGGCCTCCAGCAGCGGGACATGGGTGAATGGCCCGTGGCCGACTCCGTAGGCAACACTTACCAAGCCTACCGCGAACACTTCAAATGGGAAATCGGCTTTGCTCAGCGCGATTGGCGCTACATGGCACGGATCTGTAACGTGGACGTTGCACAGCTGACCGGCGTCTCTGCCGCGAACTTGATCAACCTCCTCGTCCGGGCTCTCTATCGGCTCCCAACCGCACCCGTCTCTGCCACCACTATTCAGACGAGCGACACCCCCGCCGTCCGCGCAGATATGGGTCGAACCGTAATCTACTGCAACCGCATCATCCGCACCTACCTCGACCTTCAAGCGATGAACAAAACCAACGTCCTGCTTCGCATTGAAGAGTTCAATGGCAAACCCATCACCACCTTCCGCGGCATCCCGATCAGAACCTGCGACGCCGTTCTCTCTAATGAAGCCCAAGTGGTTTGAAAGGAGCAACGCTATGATCCTCGACGCATTACTTCAATTCTCCTCGGCTCAAGCCCTTGTTCAACCGGTTGGAACCTATAACAGCACCAATGCCATCGACCTTGGTATGGGCCAAGTCGGCAACCAACAAATCCCGACCTTCGCCGCTGGTGGTGGTGCCCGTGACATTGGCATCGGTGACGATCCGGCAATGAAATTGCTGGTTCAAATCTCCACCACTTTCACCTCGGGCGGTGCAGCTACTCTACAAGTTGCTCTACAAGGCGCTCCAGACAACGGTTCGGGCCTTGAAGGTACTTACACCACATGGTACACTTCTCCAGCCTATGCCCTCGCCACTCTCATTGCAGGAGCGCGGCTCCTTGACATGGATATGCCGCGACCGCCCGCGGCAATTGTCATCCCCCGCTTCCTGCGCCTGGCCTATATCATCGCAGGCGCAACCACCACTGCTGGAAACGTCTCTTCCTACATCGTTCTCGACCGTCACGATCTCCCAGAGCAATCGAACGCGGTCCTCGGCGGTTACCCCGCCGGGATCAACATCGCGAACTGAGGGCACCTCGATGACCAAACTCCGTACACTTCTGGCGGGCGCCTTTCTGGCCCTTGCCTTCGCTGGTGGCTACGCCCTGGCCCAAACTACCATCACATCTCGGACTCTTACTGGGTCCGAGACATGGTCAATTGCTTCTGGCGGTCCAGGCGGAACATCATTCTTTACCACTACCGCGCAGATGCGCAACTCAACCGGGGTGATCACAACCGCCCTCACTTCCGGCACCTTGTCAACTCTGACCAATACAACCGCATCAACTGTGATCTCTACAGTCGCCTCAGTCTCCCTCACCGTCAACCTCCCTGCCACTCCATGGGATGGGGAGATCTTTGAGTGGTGTAACGGAACAGCGGGTGCCTTCACCGCAGGAACTATAGCTGTTACTGATGGCTCCACCATTGTAGGTAGCACTGCTACAGGTGCTCTTGCTGCATCAGCCTCGGTCGAATACCGCTACGTTCAATCCACCAACTCTTGGTATAAGGTCCGGTAAGATGCGTAAGCTCGTACTCCTCCTTCTACTCGCTCTATGCTCCGGGGCGCAAGCCGAAAACACCGTCGGCCCCTCGGCCCAAATCCTCTGCAACAAGGTTGCCAACGTCGCCGTAGGCCCCACAACTGCAACCCAAGTCGTCGCGGGCGTAGTCGGTCAATCCATCTTCATCTGTGGCTACCAAATCACTAACACCACCGCCACCGGCACCTTCAGCCTCATCTATGGCACCGGCTCCACCTGTACCACCCCCACCACTCTAGTCACCACCCAAAATGTCACCTCCACCGCCCCAGCAACCTACAACGTTGGCGTGGCTCAGATGCAGGTTCCTGCTGGAGCTACCCTCTGTGTTGTCCCAATAGCCACAGTCGCCACCACCATTTGGTTTTCCCAATTCTAGAAAGGCAGCCAATGTCATGACCATACTCCGTGATGCCATCGAACATCTAACGGCAGCTGAGAAGCTCCTTGAAGACCTTGGTCCTCTCGAAGACGCCACCGATAAAGCCGCGGCCGAATACGACCAAACCTCCTCGGCCCTGATCGATATCAAAGCTCAACTCAACGATGCCAAAGCCGGCCTCTCCCTTGCTCACGTCAAGAACCTTCGAGACTATGAAGAATCCATTTTCGGCAAAGCCCAACAATCCAAAGATCTCGACGCCAAGATCACCGAGCAACAGTCCCGCTTGGATACCCTCAAGGTCGAGGTCGCTTCAGCCGAAGCTCGGCATCAGCAAATCGAAGACTCCATTAACTCCCTGAGGCAACGTATTGGCTGACATCTACCGAACAGAAGTCCCGGGCGGGATTCAATACGTCCCCATTGAGGTCTCAGCCTCAGGCACCCTTGTCTTTGGCGTAGCCGGCCGCAAGATCGTCGTCCTTTCTTTCTACTTCGTGTGCTCCACCGCCAACAACGTCAAGTTCCAAACCTCCACAGGCTCAATCGACCTCACTGGCCCTGCCTACTGCGTTGCCAACGGCGGCTGCGTCAATGGCTTCAACTCCGGAGGCTGGTTCCAAACCGCTGTCGGCGACAGCCTTCTTATCAACCTCTCCGCTGCTTCGCCGATCGGTGGCAGCCTTAGCTACATCTTGGTGTAACCATGCATATGAAAATGGGAGGTATAAAAACACTATCATTATCCTTCGATCATTGGCCAAACGCGTCCAATACAGGGCCGGTACCAGGCACGGTGTTGACGCCCTATTCTGGCCCATCAACCATCTCAACCCCCGGCACCGCAATCGACAGCAAGACCATTAACGTCAGTCTCACCATCACCGCTGATAACGTCATCCTCACCAACTGCATCATCACCTCTGACAACGCTCCCGCACCAACCGCCTCTGGCGCTATCGTTGATTGCCAACAACTGCCCACAACGGTGATCAGGAATTGCAAACTCATCGGCAACTCCAGTACCGGTAGCGGTATCCTCGGGTCCGGAACGTTTATCAGCAATGACATCTCCCTTGGCATCGCCCTTGGCATCCAATTAACAGATGGCGCAAGCACCATCAGTGGCAACTACATCCACGACCTAGGCCCATCAAACACCACCCAGCCAGAAGGTCCTCACTACGACGGCATCACCTGTCTGGGAGGTCAAAATGGTGTGATGATCAACAATAACACAATTGCACTCCCTACCGGTGCCGGTGGCACAGCAGTGATCTTCCTCGACAACGACTTCGCCTCGGTCAACGATGTCACCATCCGACATAACCTGCTGAAAGGCCTTGATGGCCCGGCCTACACATTTCAGGTGGTCAAAAAAGCTGCCAACCCAGGCACTCTCACCAACATCGTAATCGATAACAACTACATGGAGCCTGGAGAATTCGGTTATATCTTTGTACAAAATACCCCCGACCCAATCATCATCAACAACTTCAACTGGAATAACGGTAACCCAATCCCTTTAACCTGGCCCTTCTAATCATGGCTTTTGTCAAAAACGATTCTGGAATTGTTGATGGTGGGACCAACTCCGCTACTACCATCGTCATTGCCCTCGCCGCCACGGCTGCCTCTGGAAGCACCATTGTTGGAATCATCAGTTGTGACGCCGGGGCCACTTTATCAAGCGTCACTGATGACAAGTCCAACACCTACAATCTTGAAACCACGCTAGTGGACACCGTCGATAATCAACGTGTCCAATGTTTCTCCCTTTCAAACATCACCAACGGCCCACAGACGATAACAGCAAATCTATCATCATCTGTTCAGGCCCGTTCCGGCCTGATCGAAGCCTGGACCGGTGCCCTTGCCGCCGCAGACGCCCGTAGCACTGGCGGCCGAGGAGGGCAATATCAGGGCTCAGTCGGCACCGGTGCAAATGCGATTACCTCAACCGCCTTCACCCCAGCCGACAATGGCTGCCTGATCTGGGGTGCTACCGCCGACACAAGCGCAGTCGCATCCACCGTATCCGCTGGAACAGGATTTACCCTCGGCACCAACAACTCAGCAACCGCCGGTGTCACTGCTGCTTTAACTTCAGAAAACCAAACCCAAACCACAGCAGCTTCAATCGCGGCAACCTTCACTCAAACCGCCACTACTCAACGCTGCGCTTCTATGATCTCATTCAAGCCCGCAGCTGGTGCTGGCGATACGCTTCAACCGCAAACAATGAAAATGATGTAGGGTAATGCAATGGCAGCTACTCGTAATGACATGTATCTCCTATCCCAAGACTCTGTCTTCCAACACAGAGTTCAAGCTTCTCTTCTATCAACATGCGTCGCAATCTCCAACGAAGCCTGGTCCGCCCTTCACCGTCAGCGTCAGAACTTCGTAGTTCAAATCCTTCAATCCCCAACCAATCTGAACAACTGGGTCACACTCTTCGCTGGCCTGGCCTCTACCGATACCAGTATCATCGCCGATGCAACCGTGGCCGGCA